AAATTACTTTACTTTCAAGTGAAAGTGTCAACTACTAAGGGCTTTAATATGAAAATCACTGAGCAAAAAAACGGCAACTACACAACTTTTGAACGTGTAGCACACAATGGTTATTACATTGTCAAACTGTATAAACGGGGGGAATTGGCCGATAAGATCATGACCGATACTTATCAGGCAGCAAGGGATTATTTGCGTTCTTTTAACCTTATCGCTAAAAACGGATAAGGGGCAAACCATGAAAACACTAGATTGCAATGAAATACAAACCCTAATGCGTAAAGCGAAAACCTTAGAGCAATTCCACGCACTAGGCCTTTTATACGTTCAAACCCTGAAAGAAAAGTACAAGGGTGAAACCTACACTTGCTATAAACCTAAGGGGCAATCATGAAACAAGGGTTTTTAGACTACCTTTTAGCGATAATTTTGGGTTTGTCATTGTGTGCGGGTTTACTTGCATACTTTGACATTTTAGTTAAATAGTTCACATTTTTAATAGGCGTTCAAAATCATGGATAAAATCACACAATCAATAGAATCATTAAACAGGGCTAAAAACGGAGACTCATTAGCCAACTATCAGGCAATTTTGCAAGGGTTTGCAGATAAGGGAATCCCTCATTCTGACATTATCCCTAGGGAAAACGTGTTTACCTATAACGCATGGCTTGCACTCAATAGACAAGTTCGCAAGGGTGAACATGGGGTGAAAGTAGTTACATGGATTCCAGCAAAAGACAAAAACAGTGAAAGCTCTTTTATGCTTTGCCGTAGGTCAACTGTATTTCACATTTCACAAACTGATGCTATTCAATAAGGGGCTTAAAATGAAACCTACACTATGCACAATCACGGGTTTTTGGTTTGTCACGGGTTATTTGACGGGTAGAAAATATTGGGGTTCTACCCCTAGGGATTGTGAACAAAACGCCCAGCTTTACTTTTATAAATAGAATTTAGACTGTAAACCCTTAGTGATAGGGGTTTATGGCCTAGTGTCTCACTGGGGTTTTTTTAACTTTTTTATAGGCGTTCACAATGACTAAACAACAAATTTTGGCCTTGCAATCAATCGGCAAGGGAATAATTGAAGCTGCAAATATTGATTCTATCGGTGCACCTAGTGGGGTGATCTATAGTGCTCTCATGTCACACGGGGCAACATTAAATCAATTCCAGCAAATAATGAGCACATTAGAACGTCATGGTTTTTTATCGCATGATGTTGACGCTAACACTTATCACGCCACTGATGCTGGTTTACAGTGGGCTAACAAGGTTTACTAAGGGTTTATCCCTATTGCCTAGGGGTTTCATTCCCCTAGAATCTAATTTTTAACTCATAGGCGTTCAAATGCAAACATCATCAAACAATTTTCACTCTATGCGAGGCCATGTAGCAGATGGCTGCATCATTGTTGCACCAAGTGGCAAACAATTTACCCTTAAAAACACTCTGAAAGGATGGATGGTTTACGGGGCTGACAATTTGCCAATTTCAGGCCATTTACCCTCGGCCTATGATGTCGAATACTTTGTCGTTAATGGTTTACAAAACAGTTAATGCTTAGACTGATAACCCTCTTATTGGGGGTTATTGGCCTAGGTGTTTCCCTAGGGTTTAATATTTTTTAAGGTTCAACATGAAAACAACTGTTTACTTTTCAGAATTCTGCGATTATTTCCGTCAAATTCGACCCGATAACTTTTCTTATCAGGGTTTGCGGGTTCTTTTTGATTATCTCGAAGATATTGATTCTGATTTTGAATTAGACGTTATCGCTATTTGTTGCGATTTTGCAGAATCAGATTATCAAACCATTGCAGCCGATTATTCTATTGAGTTAGACCCTGAAATGGATGAAGATTACCAAAAACAACAAGTAATTGAGCACTTAGAAGGTGAAGGGGCTTATGTAGGTGATTCGATCAATGGCATCGTTTATCGTCAATTCTAAGGGGCTAAAAATGCACGATATAAAACAACAACTTGAAATTATTTGGGATGCTTTACACGCATACAGAGAAGATAGCGTGTCTGAAGGGGATGAAATGCACGATGCAATCTGGGATGAAGTTTGCACTGCAATGGCTGTCATTGAAGAAAATCTAAAGGTGGCAGCATGAAAACTTTTCAACTATTTAGAAACGTGTCTTATGAATACTTTATTGAAGCCGAAACATTAGAAGAAGCCAAAAATAAGATAATGAACGAAAACCCTAATTATGAAAGTGAAGAATTGATTGAGTGGGTTTTTTTAGATGAACATGACGGGGCAGACTGGAAATATGAACCAGTTTTGCAATCAAGTTGATCTATGCCTGCATTGCCTTAATTCTGCGAATACTTAGCGGGAAACGCTAAAACCCCAAAGCCCTCTACGGAGGGTTTTTTCTTGTCCAGCACTATTGGTATGCCCAAGCCCTTAAAAACGTCTAGAACGGGCTTTTAGACCCATTGGTGGGCATTCCCTCGCACAATCCTCGAATCGTTTCGTTCAGTGCGTCTATTTCGTCCATTTTATTGATAGCCCAAGCCCTCTTTTGTCCATGCCAACCAAGAACAGGATTCCTGTGACAATCGACACAAAGGGCTATACAGGTATATTGCAAGCCCTGTTTGTAATGATGGGCTTCTGTTGGCGGTGATGCCTGGCATACTGAACACGGGAGGTTTTTGACCCTTGCAAGGTGCAACCTCTCTTTGGCGTTCAATTTGTTGTTCATTGTGTGGCTTTTACTTCCATTCGGGCTGAGTATTGGTTTGTTCTCCAAACCTCAATTCGGGCTTGAGCTGCAGTCATTAGCCATCGGTAATTCTCCTCTTTTTCTACCGCCTCTCTAATGCCCTCCAATATCTCAACATAATCAGCGTGTGCATAAGCATAGGTTTCTTGTTTGCCTAAAACCTCTGTTCCCGCTTGGCTTTGGAGCTGGGCTTTGCGTGATTTGCGAAACTCCTCCAAGAATATGCGGTCTGCTTTACTCTTGGCATATAAAGGAGCGGTATCGATTAGAAACTGGATCGCTTTGGTTGGTTCGTTCATACAACCTCGTTATGTTTTGCCAATAAATTTGATGCGTGAATAATCAATGCATGCTGTATTTGTTCAGCAACAACTTTGCTTTCTTGTGTGTTTTTGTCGCTATAAAAACTTGCAACAGTTAAAAGTTTGCAAGCCTTAACAAACAAATCTCTTTCTTGGTTAGTCATACATCCTCCAACTTATAGTTGAGTTTGTGATTCTGAAACCGCATGGCTGCCTCAATATCTAGTTCTTTGAATTGCTCGTCAGAGAATAGCCCTATGACGTTTCTACCCTCAAACCAAACCTCTTTGATGGACTCGTTATAGGTTGTCTCTCCATCGTTTTCATATTCATAAACGACAGTAACGATTTCACTACCTGCACCTGTTGTTGTGTCAAATTCCCAAGTTTTTTCCATGATTCACTCCTGTTAAAAATTAAATGTTATCAAATTGTTTGCGTAATACCATAGGTATTTACCCTAATGTCTGAATCATTCGCAAAGCGGCTTCGGGGTTGTCAATTCTGCACAAAGTACTTCCAGACCAATTCTCAAAAAAGTCTGTTTGTAACTTTGTGAACCGCTTTTTAGAGTTTGTTTTAATCTCAACCAAAAAGGTGTGACCTTTGTATCCAACTAGCAGATCAACTGGCAAACCAATAATCCAAACGTAAGCTCCTGCGGCTCTAAGTGCAGACACAATCTGCTCTTGGTTTGCATCTACTCTAGCGGCATATCTCATAGAAGTGTCCCATCTTTGATTCGGTTCATATATTCCCTTATGCGGTCTCTTGCACCTATGCCATAGATTCTTTCGGCTCTCTCCAATCTGGCACGAATGAGATCACGATTTTTACTTCCTTCCCAATTCCGATAAAGCTCTCTTGCCTCGGCTTGCTCAAGAATTACTCTATCGCTTGGGCCTTGAATGTTTCGTCTACTCCAAGTCACCAGTTAACTCCAATGCTTTGTTTATCAGGTGAAGCGGATAAGGCACACCCTCTTTAACTTTGTCTAGCAGTCTCATGGCTTCAAAGTAGTTCATGCTTTTTTCACCTGTTTAGCAAACTGACGAACAAAATCAGGCATAGGTGCTGCATTTTTTGCATCAGCAATAATCTTTAAAAGTTGAGGGTCAGGCTCATTTTTACTCGGAACTGTGAGCCTCACTATGTCAGCAGGGTTTGCTTTTGTCGCAACCCAATCTGCTTTAAATGCTTGCCAACCACGAACAACACATTCCTCCAAGGCTTTCTCCAAAGTCCAACCAACTTTCTTTGCTTCACTGGATATGGCATCAATGGCTCTTTGGGTTATCGGGGCTTTCTTGGCTTTCCTCAAAGATTTGAATTCCTGCCAAACAGAATCAGAAACGCCTTCAGGCGGTGCAACGCTAGTTGCCTTCTTCTTTGTCTCTGTCTCTGTCTCTCCCTCTGTCTCTGGGATAGCAAGTTGCTTGCGTTCTGCTAGCACTCCGCTAACAAGTATGAAAAAGTCGTTATCAATCAATGGCTTAACTCCATCTTGATATTCTTTTGGCGTGATGTGTAAACGAAAGACTAGCTCATCTAGTGAGCCATCAAAAACACCATCTTTTGACTCACTTGCAAGCAACCAGAGCATAGGTGCTAGTGCCTTGCTAGCAATAGGCAAGCGCATATAAGACCTATCGTTTAACAGGTCACGATGAAGTTTTATCCAAGGGGGGCATCTGTCTTTGTAATGTTGAAAGACGGCCCAATTTTTAGGCTGCAATAGCATGATTTTTCCTAGCTCAGTCCTCTACTGAAAGAAACAATCGGCAGGCGGAGAGGCTCGCTTTTCGATGGGGAGATCAAGCCCCATCTAGCCGTGTTTCAAAACATTGTATCAAATAAATTGATTGTTGGTAATTTCATTTGTTGGTTTTCTGCCAAACAAACGAATAGCCTGGGCGTTCATATTCGCATATTCAGCCTTAGAAAAGATACCTTTAGCGTTTCTGATGTCAAACGGGTTTAGCAGATCACGAGGCTCTTCTACCTTTTCAGCCTCAATCATGTGCGGTGCTAGGGTGTACTGAGAAACCCAAGACCGACCCATCTTAATTTTTCCAATTTTTAGTTTCTTCTTGTAGCTCATCTTTGTGCAACAAGCTGCAATGGATAGTCTTGGTATGCCAGTTAAATCTTCTATTTGGTAGGAAGTAAGTGGGCCATTTTGTAATGCTCTGATAACAGATTCTTGGGTCATTTGTAAAGGTTCTCTAGGTTAATTGTTCGGTTTAGATGGAGTTCTAGCGTTCTGGCAAGCAAAGCTGTTACAGCCGCATCAAAGTCCTCTGGTTCGGTTGTGTAAGCATCTGCCATTGCTTGAGAGTACCCAAGCAAGGCTTCAGCGCATCTTTTTTCAAGTATTTCAGTTTTCATGCTCAGAATATTACTGTTGTTTTTATGCTTGTCTATTAGGGTTTTCCATTACAATGTTTTCATCGCTTGGAGGCGATAATCTAGTAGACCCAATAGAGCAGTCTGCATGGTACTAGCCATGTCCTCCAACTTCATTTAATCGTGAAGAGACTGTTCCATTGGGTTTTTTTTGGCTTGGAGGCCATATGTTGACACAAGAAATCTTAAGAGAAAACTTTAGATACGAACCAGAAACAGGGCTTCTTTTTTGGATAAAAAGATCGCAAAGAAGAAATTTAAGCAAGCCAATTTCATCAAAAAACCCTAAAGGTTACATACAAGTTTGCACAAAACTAAGTGGCAAATCAAAAACATATGACATCCACAGGTTAATTTGGATTTATGTTTATGGTTCTATACCCAACCAAATAGATCATATCAACGGCATTAGAGACGACAACAGACTTTGTAATTTGCGTGAAGTTACTCATCAACAAAACATGATGAACCAAGCAAAAAGAAGTTCAAACAAAACATATAAAGGCATCTATCTTTCTTCAAACAAGAAAAAATGGGTTGCTGAAATTTGTTTTAATTACAAAAGAAAGTACCTTGGAACTTTTGATACGCCAGAGCAAGCAAGTGAAGTTTATAACAACGCTGCCAAAGAAATTTTCAAAGAATTTGCAAGAACATAGGGTTTCCCCTAATGTTCAAGTAAAAAAACCTGTGGCACATTATGGGTGTGGGCAACAAAAAACCCACATTTTAATAAACCTATAGGAGTGAATATGAAAAACCAACCAGCATTTCCTTGCCAGTATGAAGAGCATTTGCCTACGTGGAATGGCATGACCTTGCGTGACTACTTTGCGGCTAAAGCTATGCAAGGGTTAGTTGAAAACGCAAACTGGCGAGGTATGCCAGAAGATGCGTTAGCCAAAGAATCATACAAATTGGCAGACGAAATGCTCAAGGCAAGGGGCGAATGATGCCGATTCTTAATGGAAAAAAGGTTGTAGACCTAGAAGTAGATGGAGTAGATAGCAGAGACTTTCCAGACTTCTCTGATGCCTACTTTTCAGATGGATGCTATGAAGATGGAACACCATTGACAGAAGATGAGTTGAACAAACTTACCGATCTGGCGGGTGATGTTCTGTGGACAATGGCTTACGAGAGTTTCCACTGATGAAAACACTATTCCAAACCTATGTGTCAGAGTTCTCAGACATACACTACTGCCCATACC